GTGGGTTCGTTTTACCAGAACCGCCCATAGCCTTAAGTAGGCGTGCTTCAGTGGCGTTGATATGCGCGATAAACTCGTCTTTACCCCTACCGAGCTTCGCGAGGTATTCACTAAGCGCCCGAGCAGCATCCTGTCCCGAGAGCGGTTCTCCGTCGCGGTCGTACAAAACAGGGGTGTAATAAGATTTTTTAGTAGGCATAGAAACCTCAGAAGAACGCGCCGAAATCCGGCTCCCTTTTATACTTCTCGACGTATTCACCCCAAGTCATATTAAAGTCTTCACAGGTAAATAAGTTAATAAGTCGGCTTGAAAGGTACGCATCATGGGTACCTTTTGTCTTGTTTATAAGGGTAACGTAAAAGGGAGCGACTTCGAGTCCGAACGCCTTAAGGATTTTTTGAGAGTTCCGCAGAGTGTTTTGGCTTCCCGCGAGATCATCGACGAGAACGAGGGGTTTTCCCGTAAACCGGCCTTCCGTAAAATTTAAGAGGCCGTAGACTTTACGTGCTTTTTTGACCGTGACCATGGGCGAATCTAACGCAGCCGCCATAGCTAGACCGAGCGGGACGCCCGCATCTTCGCAAGCCGCGATCTGTACGTCTTTGTCGGGCATCAAATCTACTAGAAGCTCTGCGGCGGTAAAAACAAACTTCGGGTCAAACATGACCCGCCGAAGATAAAACTGCCAAATATAGTTCGTGTTTGGTGCTTTACCGGGTAAAGTCACGCCCGGGGGACATCTGTAGATCGCCCGGTGGTCAATCTCATCCCGAAGATAAGAAAGTTTTTGCCCGATGTCTTCCATTTCAACCTAACGCAGATACAAACGACATAGTAACAATAGCAGAAGGAATCTCTGGCCGTGTGGGGCCGGTCGGCGCGGGATACTCAGCGAAGGAGACATCCGTGCTCGTAGCGCACCATACCAACTGCACGTAATCGTTGGCGTTCATATCCACAAATATATTTAAAGCGCCAATAGCGTGAAACGGATCCCCGATGTTTTTCCTAGCGGGCATACCAAAACGACTGTTTGAGTTGGTAATATCGATGCCGTTTTTACGCACCCAAATATCTGCGTCCTGAGGAGCGTTGTTATTGTTGTTTAGCTGGACGCTAAACTGAAGATTGTATATGCCGTCGTGTTCCACAGTAATTCTTGACCCGCCAACCACCGATATTCCACTACTCATCACAGTGCTGTTCAGAAGAATAGGGTAAACCGTCGTGGTCGAGGCGATTGTCTGATCTGTGGTGTCGTAGAACGACCCATGCGGGAAACTAAGCCTGCGCCCCCCATGTGTACTACTAAGTTGCTGAAGGCCGCTACTTAACTGGTTGAAGTAAAGCCGCAGCACGTTGGAATGCTGGTCACCGTACCGGGCCTCCCACTCTAAAGGCGAAAGAGGTAAGTTAGGCGCTGGCGGAAACCGGAGATACGCGCTGGGCATTTACCTCCTCCCGTCAGGCTTAATGTCGATCCGTGGCGCACCAAGCTGCCAAGCCGTATTAACTTGGTTTGACTCGACCCGCATGATCAACTGTCTTCCGCGAAGCCTAGTATAGACCTGACCCGTAAATCTCTCAGTGTCCGTGGGCGTCACGGGTCCGACAAGCGTGACAGTGTTTGTCTTATTAGCGCTCACGCCCGAACCTGAGTTATTAAGCGCAGAAAGGGTGAGGTTGACCCTCGGAGCAGAAGAATCCGGTGCGGTAGTGGAGTTAGAAAACGTCAAGTCAGGCAGCACCCGCCAAACAAATCCGAGATTATGACCGTCGTCAATATCAAACTCAGACGAACCGATATACGCATTAAGGGGGAGAGCCGTGCCGCTGGTGTTGTCGTTTATCCCGGTCTCATGCGCGATCATTCGACCTGTCTGAGTAGTCGAATCGTATGTAGTCCCAATCGGCAGAGGGCGTAGGCCAGAATCAATCCAAGCGGTTCTGTTAATGGTTCCGTAATACCAAACTCTCTCAAGGTAGTTATAGATTACGTAACGATCAGGCTGCACAGCAGACGTTGAGGGGTAAAACCACCAGACTTCGTTGAAACCTTCGTTAGACCCGGCATAAACCTGCTGAGACTGCGACATATTGAAGTCGCTAAAAACATACCGCCGCAGGTCGCAATTGAGGGTGTTTACACGACCATCATAAACGTAAAACTTATCTATGCCCATCCAGTAAATAACGCCCGAAGCAATAACCGCAGCGTTAAACCCAGCTATAGAGATGTTGTCCGCGAGAAGTTGTGAACCCCATACAACCGGAGGGCCGAAATACTGAAGGGAGTAGACGCTAGAATCTGTAAATACGACAACCTCTTGACGGGTGATTACCCCAGCGACAATTGAAGACCCGTGCGAGAGTCGTATACTTCCCGCTTGATTAGTAGCGTTTGGGGTCCACTGATATACGTTGTCTTGGTCGCTCCAGCGAATCAGCATTGGGTCAATAACCGCCGACCCGTAATCGTTGCACCCAAAAGCAAAAACAAACCGACTAACGTCCGATACAAGAATATTGCTTTGAACTACCGGCACATCGACTATAAGCGAAATCGAGAATGTGCCGCTACCCGCGCCGGTTACGTTGATGAGGTTTCCGTCAATGTCTACCAGATTCGCAGTCAGACCTTCTATGTTGTAGAGGTAGTAATTGCTAAGCGCAGAAATACCCGTCGGGAGAGTCCCGCCGCTAGATACAGAAAACTGAATAGCTGTACCCTCGGAAAAAACTTTAGTAAGGGTAACTACAGTCGGCGAAGCGACCGTGAAAGTAACGGTGCCGCCAAGAGAGTTGAGCGCTACCCCACGAGTAGATGTGCCGTTAGTGGCATCCCAGTAGTAAATACCGCCGTTTCTTGGACCGAAGACTAGATCTTCGCCGTAGTTTTGCTGAGTCCAAAGCCCAAGACTCGTAGTTGTGGTGACAGGAGATCCTTCTCCCCAACCAGACGCGCCCCAAGTACTAAACCCCCAACCATCGCGGGGCAACTCAATTACGCCACTAACACCGACCTGATAAGCAGCGACTACTGCCGCACCGCCATAAGCCCCAGCCGTTAAAGCGGAAGATACGGTGATCGTGTAAGAGTTAGCGTTAACGACAGAAGAGATTTGATATTCGGTATTGAAGATCGTGTCGTAGGTGCCGGTAGCGCCACTGAAAGTAACAAAGTCTCCAACTGCACTTCCATGCCCAGTATCAGTAACCGTGACGGTAGTTGTCCCGTTAGCGCTAAACGGGTTGGAGCCAAGCGTTACCGCGCGGCGGATCGGCGTAATATCGTAGAACGCACCGCCGTCTTCGATGTAAAACTTAAGGTTAGTGCCAACCCCCAGAAGGTTTCGGCCCGCGAGGGTAACCCAATTCCAGAGAGACCGGCACAACCCACGGAAAGTGTTAAGCGAATACGGCACCCACCCGCCAAGACTCTCTGGATTTCCTTGCCTGAATCGAATCTTGTCGCACTCATACCAGCCGCCCTCGGTGGTATAGCGAGTGTTCTCCTTGTTAACCCCCGGCTTAAGAATGAGCTTTTTAAGTGGCATGATTACTCAGGGAAACAAGCGAGCGCCTTAGCGTAGCGGGCTTTTCGGTCGGCCAGCCCAATGAGACCACCGTTGATGCGTTTGGTCAACAGTTCAAACTCCCGTGCGTCGGCCATCGGCGAGCAGTTATTCGCCTTCCAAAACCACCCGGCGGACAACGCAGCAAACTCAGGTGTAAGCAGCAGGTCAGGTTCAGCAACAAGATCTTTACCCAGACCCTTGCTACACGCTGTGTAGTTTGACTTACCAGTGAGTTGTTTCAGCCCCCGGCCCCGGTACTTCCAGCCTTCACCACTAGCCTCCGGGCCGTTACCCATCCGGTTGCTATACACATTGTTAGCGATCTTCTCAGGCTGACGGTGGTACCGCATAGCCACTTCCATCGTCGGGAACCGACTGGGCCACACGCGCATGAGCGCCTCGGCACTGTAGTTCAGGTTCTCGATGAGCCGAGTAAAGCCGCCAGACTCATGGCCGCACTGCGCGAGGAACGCCGCAATTCGATTCGGGTTGTTGATCTCAAACCGCTCACAAGCAGCCTGCACAGCAGGAAGCCACGTAGCAGCAGTCTCGGGCTTTACGCCAACGGCAACAAGGTGAGCAATCTCAATCATTTCTTCTCATCCTTGACACGGGAGCCAAAGGAGGAACCCAGCAAGAACGAGAACATCGAAGCCATCACAGTGCCCAGCATGAAGCCGAGGATGGTGTCAGCAAACCGCACGTTCTCAGACGGGATGGGGCCGAAGGTGATGTAGGGAATGTACACCATTGCAAAGAGTGACCATGCGGTAATGAAGAAATAGGTGAACCGCCTCACGAACCAGTCTGAGGAGGACATGGCGTGTTTTGCCATCTCTCGGGCGTTGGCCTTGTCCTTAACTTCTTGTTCTACCATGAACTCAGCATGCTCCATGGCCCGCTCGCGCAGGGAAGCAACATGGTCGGGAGTCATTTCTTCTTCTGGCTTGAGTTCTACCCCAAGTTTCTTCTCGACGTAATCAACGCCCTTTTCCAGCACGGCGTCGGCAATCTTAGGCAGACCGTTGGAGATCAGGCCAGAGACGATAGAAGCGACGATTGGCAGCATGTTCAGTCCTTCAGATTAAACGTCAGGTTCTTGTGCCGGGGGTAAGTTACTGTCCGCTCACCCTCTGGGCACTTGTACTTGATGGTCGCCAGCAGGGTGGCCTTTCCGGGATTTACGGGCTCTTTCTCCGAAATCTTCAGCAGGTACGTGAAGGTATCAATCTCAGGGCCAGCGGGGCCGGTGAACTTCGACATGCTGGGAGTGGCTTCGTGAATCACCCCGTATCCATCACGCACCGTCGGGATAAAGCCTTCAACCGAACAGTCATCGCGCTTCTTGATCCGGGCTACCGTCACCTGCACAGGCTCACCGATCTTGGCATCCTTGATACTAAAGTGCTCCGGTGCCCACTCAATAATGCTGCGGTCAAACCATCCAAACTTATCCCCAGCGCTATACCCGCCTACGGATAGGGCAAACGAGGCAGTCAGGAACTGCACCACGGGGGTAAGTTTGGGGAACATGAAAAGGTTTAAAACCCTGCAT